GCATAGAGTTGGAATTACTTTCTAACCTTGTTGCTGACTATTCAGAAGAACATTTTGCACTGGGAGAACCAACTCTTGTTGATGTTCTCAAACTCCGTATGTATGAAATGGGGCTTAACCAAAAAGCGCTGGCTGAATTAATTGGTGTTAGCCCTTCCCGATTGAGCGATTATATATCCGGTAAATGTGAACCTACTTTGAAGGTTGCTCGCGAAATAAGCCAAAAATTAAATATTGATGCTAATATAGTGCTAGGTGTTTGATTGAATATGAGAGCTGTTGAAGCAATAGTTGAGAATATACGGGCATCAGAACGAATTGTGTAAGATAGAACGGCGGCAAAAATGTTGTTGCGGTTTGTTTATCAGCGAGTTAAACGGAAACGGGCTTTCATGCGAACGCAAAACGAAATGTGACATTGCTTTACAAACGCTTTACGTCTAAACGGCCTAAACGCGGGCTTTAAATGCGTTTTTGTTACATCACTCTATAAATATCACCTAAACGGGGCTGGAATAGGCTGTAAAGGCTTATTTCGGCCTTTTTTTATGCTTGTTTAAGCGTTTAGAAATCTGTTTAAGTACCCATTTATACGAGAAAAACAAACGGTTTCAGAATCTCTTTCTTAAATGTTAAAAAAAGGGTTGGGGATACCTTTGGGGATACCAGTTGGGGATACCCTTTTTTATTTATTTTACGCGCAAAATAAAAAGTTGGGGATACCTTTTTAACTGGTTTTAAGTCGTGTATTTGGTAGGAGATTACTTTTTGTGTGTGATATTAGTGCGTTTTAATCTGTATTTTGATATAGATAGTATTATATATTTTCTCATTGATTATGTTGTAAAATTAATGTAAGTTGCTGATTTATAGTGTTTATTTGGATGATAATGCGTATTTTTACGGTGAAAACGTGTGTGTGCGTGTAGAAATGATGCAGAATAGTTCAGCAGGTAGAACAGCAGGATAAAATTCGCTTCCCTGTATGGTCCCCGGTTCGAGTCCGGGTTCTGCCCCAATACTTTTGTGAATTTGCGTTTTTATAGGTATTTGGTTTAAGGTGAACGCTCCCGGTGAAAGTCCGGGAGCTTGAGTTATGATTAAAAATTATTTACGGTGGCTTAATATAGTATTGGACCTAATGAGTTTGTCCATAGAAAGAATATGGTTGTGTGTCAAAGGTATGTCTTCTTATATAATCTTGTTCTTTTTATCTGTTTACCGATTTATATTCTATATGGTTTTAATACTATTTCCATATTTAATTCTATTCTTTCTTGGTGTCTTTCTCAGAGATGTCTGTCAATAATCCTTGAGATGAAACAGAAGAAGTAAGAAGCTTATAATCTATTTTATTTTCTTCTTTTTCTTCTAAAAGAGCAGATGGATGAATTTCCCCTCCTAATTCAATTAGCTTTGTTAAGTCAGATATTGCAGCCCTTATTCGTCCGATACGTTCAGGATCTGAATCTTGGCCTTTATAGTATTCTTTTTCTACATCCTCTGCCAGCCTGGCCATTTCAGATTGAATAATCTTTTCATTGGTCTCTTTTATTGTTTTCATTATTTCATTTCCCATAGAGTAACGCTCATACTCTTTAGCCATAAGTTTAATTCCATAATATTTTTTAGCGGCATAGAATGCAGCTTTAGCTAGTGCTATTACTAATGCTGCCGCACCACTCGTTACGACAGATATCGTAATCCACGAAGAGCCATAGTCTAATTGTTTGAATTTTACCTGTTGTCCATATTCAGATACTGTTTGTGATAAAGCTTTGTCTATGAGGGTACATATTTTAGACAATGCTCCTATATCTTGAACTACAGGCAGTTTTATGTTAATAATATCTTCAGAATCTTCCGTTGGTACATATCGGTTTATCCATTCATACATTATACCAATGGTATATTTCATTTTATCGAGTTCTTTTTTATAATTAGTGTATTGAGTTCCATCCAAGCTAAAACGGTCTCTTAAACTTTCTATTATTTGGGTATATATATCGATTTTTAATAGTGAATGTTCTAAAATACCGGAATCGAGCAAGGCTTTTATAGCCTTTTTTGTTTGCAATATATTGTCTAAATAGTAGTAGCTCCCGCTGGTTGAAAATTTGGGGTCAAAGTTTTCGTAAGCTATATTAATATATCGTTTTATATCAAGTAGTCTCATATTGTTCTTTATTTGTAATAAAATATCATTTGTGAAGTCACGTTATAAAATTATTTCCATTTCACAGCCTCATCAAGAAATTGTTTCAGTTGTTTTTTTGTTGATTCCATTCGCACAGAATCTGGGGATGAAATATATACAGAAGTTGCATTACTTTTAGTAATATCTCCATCAGCTCCAACTATATATGTATTGATGAATAAAGAATCCCCGAAATCTGTCGAGCATAAATAAGCATGAATAATCTTTTTACCTATATAATGCGGAGTAAATTTAGATTTAAGTTCTTTCATTTCTTCGTAATAGCCTATAGTTTCATCATGAATAAAAGCTGAGTCTAATTGTGCTTGGGCCTCTACAAGTTCTTGATACTGTTTAGTATCTTCAACCTTTGACATGGCACTATCAGTTGCGGAGTATGCAATCGGTTCATAAATCCATGTCTCAGGTAAAGAGGATTGAACAAAATCTGATATTGATTTTTCTATTCCTTCTTCAGATGTATTATTACATGAGCAAAAAAATAAAAATGCAGTGAAAAGTATATGTGTAAATATTTTCATACAAACTTTAATCATTAATGTACATAATTAAAAGAACTTCCTGATACTTCCCAGAACAGCATATACTTTTAGAATCATGCTGATGGGGATTTCCTGTTCACAAAACTCTTCGCTTTTGTTCGAAGGGATGAGCCGGACAAAACCTTCTTTTTGGCTTAACCTGACTCTTTTCACAGTACGATATTCCTCTGTGACAATACCGTATATTTCTCCAGCAGGGAGATATTGGATAGGTGTGGTTACTTCACGAAGTGCAATAATATCGCCATTGCTTATCTCCGGTTCCATGGAGTGACCAGTGAGGTTACACCACACCACTCCTTCCTGGTTGTAAGGAGGATAATTAATGTAGAAGTCGGGATTCCGTGTCTGATCATTTACGATTAAATCAAAACCTCCAATAAAATCTACATTAAAGTACGGTGCACCTTCGTATGTTTGGTTTACGGATGGCAGTTTTTCTTCTTTTTCAGACTCCGTACGGAGCATGTTGCCTTCGCCTGTAAGAAGCCAAGAAGAATTTATATCTCGACAATTGTCTATAATCTTAAGAAATACGCCTTCTCCCATATCAGCATTTCTTTTTCTTTGCACGCCCAAATATCCATTTGAAAGTCCAATTTCTTTTTCTAGAGCTGTAGGTTTCAAGCCTTTATACTCCATGTATTGATATAAACGTTCTATAGCCTTCATAAAAATATAGAAAAAAGTCGATAAATAATTTGCTTCAATAGACAATAGTCTATATATTTGCAGAGTCTTACGAAACCGAAAGACGCATTAAAGGTAGAAAATAATCCTTAAAAACGCAAATTATGGATAAATCAATGAAAATGTATCGGAAAACGTCGCCGTTAGAGCACTTGTGGTGGAGGTGACCTATAAGGTAAGCTTAAGTAATGCACAAATACCAAAAGAGGTATATGAAGAATTAACGAGAATGATTAAAAACATTGAGACTCTTCCTGAACCGGAAGAATTGGCATTTGATGAGGAAGAAAGTCGGAAAATGACATCTCGTTGGTTATCGAAACACATTCATGAAGATGGATCTTTCTAGAGAGAATACATGGTAGATTTCATAACTAAATAAATCAATAACGAAATGGCAGAAATATTAATGATGCACGGCGACCGCCGTAAGTTGGCTGAAAAGTTCAGCGTAAGTGAAGTAACAGTTCGTGATGCGCTTAAATTCAGAACTCGAAGTAATAAGGCGAACATGATACGTAAGGCAGCTCTCGAAATGGGTGGTGTATTGAAAGGCGCAAGAACTCTTCGAGAGGTAATGGAGAAAGACGAAACACAATCTGAAGATAAAAATTTACAACCAACTGCATAAGTGATGAATACACCTCGCTATTCCGGTTCGCGAGAATAGGGATGGCACCAAACTCAAAATCATAGAATCATGAAACGAATCAATACAACCACACGCTATCTGCTGCTGATACTGGCAGCAGCCATACTGAACCGGCTGACAGACGGTACAATGAACCTGATTATAACAACCTGCCTCTGCCTGGCACTCATACCTGCTGCAATACGGATGGACAAGGAGGATAAAGAATACCAGGAATGGATGGATGAAGAAATAAAGAAGCGGGAAGCACAGAAAAAGGAATAAATCACACACGGCTTGCAGAACTTCACACATTCAGGATAACGACTGTAATTTGACATATTGGGCTGTTTTCAATAGGAATTGGGAATATGGTAAAAAGAAGGAGTGAAGCGGCTGCCATCCGGGTTCAAGTCCCGGAGCCGGACTACAATCTTAACGAATTAATCATGGAAATGTACGGAAACACATTATGCGTCAGCTTTACGGAGCTTGTGGGGAGCGGACTTATCAGCCAGCCCACCTATAAGAAATACATTCGTGAAGGCAAGCTTACCCTCCTCCAGCGGGGAGGTAACGGACGCGAGGCCCTGATTGCCTACCGCTCCATGCCGGAACGGCTCCGTGCAGCATACGATGACACATTCAAGAATGCATACGAGGAAATGAAACAGCGTGAGCAGGAAAAGTACATCAACACACAGATTCGGTTCGATGCCGAAGCGGTACGGTTCTTCAAGGAATTTGAGCCGCGTATCGAGCCATCCCGGCAACTGGAATATATCTTGAATGCCCAAGTGATGAACGAAATGGTTCGCACAGAAAAGGCACGCAGTGTAGAACACGCCAAAGGTGGTTTCTCCCGCCGTGCGGAAACATGGAGCAGCGTGCAGATCTGCTGTGAGCGTCTCCGCGAAATCACAGGTCACACACTGCCGAAGAATCCGGCACGTCTGCGCGAAAAGTACAATGCTTACAAGCGTGAGGGATACGTGGTGCTGGTTAGCGGTAATCTGGGTAACAGTGCGGCCCGCCGCATTGGTAAGGCCGAAGGCGCTCTTCTGCTGAAGCTCCGCCGGAGCAAGTTCCCGGTTTACACCGATATGCAGCTCTTTGAGGAATACAACCGTCAGGCGGTGCTTCGCGGACTGAAGACCATCAAGAGTCCTACTACGATGCACAGTTACTTGAACGATCCGGCGGTAATGGTTTGGTGGTTTTCTGCTGTTCACGGCGAAAGGGAATTCAAGAACAAGTATTTGCCAACCTTCGATACGGTAATGCCGTCCATGCCTAACTCGCTGTGGTATTCAGACGGTACGAAGATAAACCTTTACTACCGTGCGTACGATGACAGACAGAAGCGATGGGTGGCACGAACCACCGATGTGTACGAGGTGATGGATGCCTGCACGGAACTGTTCCTCGGCTACTTTATCGGTGACGGCGAAAACTTCTACAACCAGTACATGGCGTACCGGATGGCACTCCAGACATGGAAGGTGAAGCCTTATGAGATAGTAACCGATAACCAGGGAGGGCATAAGAAACTGGCTTCGCAGGGATTCTTCAAGAAACTCTGTCATCTTCACAAAACCACGATGCCGCACAACGGCCAGTCCAAATCCATAGAGTCCGCTTTCGGACGGTTCCAGCAGCAGGTACTTCACAAGCTTTACAACTTCACCGGTCAGAACATCACGGCCAGGAAGCTTTCCAGCCGTGCGAATATCGACCTGGTAATGGCAAACATCGACCTTCTTCCCACGCTGGAGGAACTGAAACAGCAGTATGCCGACTGCCGCGAAGAATGGAACTTGATGCAGCATCCTACCAGCCTTACCGGCATGACCCGACTGGAAATGTACACCGCGATAGAGAATCCGCAGGCACAGCCTCTTGACGATTACGAAGCACACGAAATCTTCATGCTGTTCTCTCAGGCTCCGGTGCAATACACCAAGGAAGGTTTCATCTTCCGCATGAACAAGCAGGAATACAGCTACATGGTGTATGGCGATGACGGACTGGTAGATATGAACTTCCACCTGCAGAACGTAGGCCGTCAGTTCCTCTACCGTTACGATCCGGAAGACATGACCCGCATCGAGCTATGGGCGGTGACTGACACGGGAGCCAAGTATGCGGCCATCGCTACACCGAAAGTCACGATCCATCGTGCCACTCAGGAACGCACCGAAGAGGAAAACGCTTATCTGTTTGCCCAACTGGATGCCAACCGTCGCACTCGTGCAGCCATGCACATCGCCCAGGAAGACCTTTTCATGGAGGAAGCCATGGGAGAAGCATACACCCAACTTCGGATACCGCGTCCGGTGGCCGTGAGCGAAAAGCAGCTTGACGGATACCGTGAGGAAATGAAGAGAGGCACACTGGAAGCTCCGGTACAGATGCCCGACACGGACATTCCGGAAGAGCCTGTACTGGCAGACGAACCGCTGACTTTCGCATCAGCCGGTGACTGGACAAAGAAAGTATCGAACCTGACGTTTGATGAACTTGACAGCTTGGGAAAATTCTAACGATTTGATTAAACAATACTTAAATACCTATTAAGACAATGAAATTTACTACAGAAATGAAAGAACAGGTGCGTACCGCACTGATTGCCTATTGTGAAAATTATCCTACCCGTAACCGTGCGGCAGAAAGTCTGCAAAATGTCAGCTCTGCCACCGTCAGCCAGTTGTGCAACGGAAAATATGACCTGATCAGTGATGACATGTTTACCCGCATTGCGGTGCAGATAGGCTTTGCCTTCGATTCGTGGACGCTGCACGAGGGAAAGACCTTCAAGGAAATCACTTTTGCGCTGAGTGACGCACAGGCATACAAGAACGTGACATGGATTGTGGGTGATGCCGGATGCGGAAAAACCACAGCAGCCATTGAATACCGCCGCACGCACCGTAACGTGTTCTACATCCTTTGTTCGGAAGATATGCGACGCTCAGACTTCGTTCGTGAGATAGCCAAACAGGTAGGCGCACCTACCGACACGACCAACCTCCGCGATATGCTGGAGAATGCCATCAGTATGATTTCTTTCCTGGGGAATCCGCTGCTGGTGTTTGATGAAGGCGACAAGCTTACCGACAGCGTGTTCAATTACTTTATCAGCATTTACAACCGTCTGGAAGGACACTCCGGCATCGTGTTTCTCAGTACGGATTACATCAAGCGCCGCATGGAAGCCGGACTTCGCTACAACAAGAAAGGTTACAAGGAAATAAACAGCCGTATCGGACGCCGTTTCTTCGATGTATCTCCCACAGAACAGAATGACATATACGCCATCTGTCAGGCTAATAACCTGACCGACCGCGCCGATATCGAAGAGGTGCTGAAAGATGCCAGGCGAAGCGACAACGACCTTCGCCGCGTGAAACGATGCATCCACCGTCAGAAACGTATTATCGAAGCAAGAAGGAAAGGAGGAAGCAATGAATAAAGAGGATACTACACCGCCCCCACAGAAAAAGAAGTTCACTTTCGACCGCAATGCGAAAGGAGTCCGTGAACTTCTATCCATGAAGTTTGATGTGATGGATTTCGATGGTTCCTGGTATGATGCATTCGGCACTCCGGAACGCCGTGGAGTCTGGATCATCTGGGGAAACTCCGGTAGCGGAAAGACCAGTTTTGCCCTCCAGCTCTGCAAGTATTTGTGCCGTTTTGGCCGTGTGGCATACGACAGCATGGAGGAAGGTGCCTGCCGCACCATGCAGGATGCCATCCGCCGAACCGGGATGATGGAAGTAAACAAGAAGTTCCTGCTGATCGACAACGAGAATATGGATGAACTCAGCATACGACTCCGCCGGCAGAAAAGCCCGGACATCGTGGTTATCGATTCCTTCCAGTACACACGAATGACGTACCGTCAGTACATTGACTTTAAGGAACAACATAAGCGGAAGCTGCTCATCTTCATCAGCCACGCCGAAGGCCAGTTACCCAACGGACGTGCCGCCAAAGGAGTGATGTACGATGCCTCGCTGAAGATTTACGTGGAAGGCTTCAGGGCCTTTTCAAAAGGACGCTTTATCGGTCCCGTAGGACATTACGATATCGTGCCGGAGAAAGCCCGGCAATATTACGGAGAAGAATAATCTTTTCAATTTACAATTCATAATCAGAATACATGAGAACAATGATGAAAGACCGTCCAATCACACCGCAGCAGGTGAAGGCACTGCACGCTCAGTTCCGGAAAATGGGATTTGATGATGATGACCGCCATGGTTTTATCAGCCAGTTCACGGAAGGAAGAACCGACAGCACAGCCGGACTGACCAAAGAAGAAGCCGGACTGTTGCTAACACGGTTCAACCGTGAGGAAGCTGACCGCATCCATCGTGAGGCACGCAAAGTAGTGAAACAGATTTTTTCCCTTTCGTTTCATATCTCCTGTCTGAACAAGAATTACACGAACGAAACGGAAGCGGATTTTGAAATGAACAAAGCGAAGATAAACCAGTTCTGCCGTACACGCAGCAAGTTCCGCAAGCCTCTTACGGAAATGTCGCTGGAGGAACTGAAGGAGGTGAAACGACAATTTGAGGCAATGGCAAGAAAGGAGGAATGATATGAGAAAGCAATCAGAAATAAATCGTGCAATAGCGTATCTGGAAGAACGTAATTACGATCCGATATGTCGCATACAGAGGGAAGTTTTAGAAGAAAAACGCAGCGAATCATGGGTATTCAATCGGTATGTGCGCGACGTTCCGGAAGACGAGCAAAACGAAACCTTGTTCTATGCTGCAAGGGATGCAGCTATGTTCCTCTCAGGAAAGATTGGTATCAGTTCCATCTGTCCGGATCTGGAAGACGGACCGGAAGAAGAGCAGGAGTTGGAAGAAACCATTACACTGAGTCTTTCGGAGTACAAAAAGCTGCTTCTTCGCCTGGATAGGGTGGAACGCAGGTTAGGTCTGAGAGTGGGCGATGTAGCTCCTGCACCGCGTAAAGACATTTCGGAAGCCCCTGATGAACTGATAGGTCAGGCCGATGCGTGCCGCCTGATTGGATGTGCAAAGACCACCATCAAGCAATGGGCTAATAAAGGACTCATTACCCGCTATCAAAAAGGATATAACGTATACTACAGCAGGCGTGAGTTGCTCGGAAGTTCTGTCGTGAGAGACTACAAGGATAGTAAATCAAACAAGGAATAGCTATGGAACAGGCAATCGAACAAATTCAGAATGACATTATGAACCGCATGCAGCAGTTTGATTTCGGCGACCGCGTAACGATACTCCGCGAACTGGAGAACTTCTGCGGACAACAGGCTGATGAGACCATGAAACTGGAATACGATTTGGCGGCAATGGAGGACATGAGGGATGAATAGGAAGAAATACATCGTATGGAGGATCATTTATTCTTTCCACGACAGACCGAATAAAAGCATCCGCTCATGCTGGCGAACCGACAACTTGACGGATGTAAGGAAATTGGCACAAGGGATTAATCCAGAAGCAAAAATACGTTTGTGTTATACAGAATTTAAATAACGATTAAAACTCAATTAAAATGGCAACAAAAAGAACCAAGAAAACAGTAATCAGCGGAGTAAGCCGCGAACAGTACGAACAGGCATTTGCCGAATTTGCGATGGCCGATGCAAAGGCCCAGTCACTTACCGCGAAGATGGATCAGGAGATGACTAAGATCCGTGAGAAGTACGCCGACCAGCTGGCCGAACTGAACGAAACCAAGGATCGTACATTCGAAGTGATGCAGACCTACGCCACTGAGAATAAGGATACGCTTTTCAGTAAGAAAAAGAGTCTGGAGTCGGCACATGGTATCATCGGATTCCGCACCGGTAACCCGAAGCTGAAGAATCTGAAAGGCTTTACCTGGGCCTCGGTTACAAACCTGGTAAAAGAATTCCTTCCTGATTATATCCGTACCACAGAGGAACTGGCCAAGGACAAGCTGCTGGCCGACCGGGAAGTTCCTGAAGTGGCCGAATTATTCCCGAAAATTGGTATTCAGGTGGTACAGGACGAATCTTTCTACGTAGAACCCAAAAAGGAAAGCGATGCAGTCCAGACGGCCTAAGTACAGTTATTCCCGCCGTGGAAATCTATGGATCGTATATCGGAATGAATACACTCAGTCCACATGCACAGGCACTCCCGTCGCGGAGTGCCGATCCAAAGAGGAAGCACGGGATAAGGTTTATGAACTTAATGGATGGAAAAAAGATGGAAAAGTACAGAATTGAAAGACAATTTATCAAAAAGCCTGCTCCTGCATACGCATTGAAGGTATCAGGATACTATCATAAGAGATTTCCAATTAAATCGCTTACCGAGCAGGAAGCAAAGAAAGAAATGGACGTAATAGAAAACTATTTGAACGACTTTACATACATCGTTCGAAACTCTAAAAACAAACTTGGTGTAACCCATAAGATAGAACGCACAGATAATCGCATTACGGTATACAATCTCTACAATACACCTATAATCACATTTTGGATTGAGGAGGAAAAGGAAGATGAATAAGTTACTCTGTTGTGAATGTGGAATAGAGATTAGGCCCAACGAAGGATATTACAACGCACCGTCCGGACCTCATTGCATACACTGTTGGACAGGTGAAAATATAAATGATAGAGGGAAAGGGATATATGTAATTAAGACAGGAGCTGGAGATTATCTTAAAAAAGGTTACCCCCAATTATCATCCGATTATTCGTATGAATTATGTTTTGTCAAAGATCTTAAAAAAGCAAGGAAATTCAACAGCTTCATTAACGCCTGTAATTTTCGGAATTTATCTCCTTTCCTGGCGAAATGCGAAATTGTAAAACTGGAATAGCTATGGCTGAATTAACCTTTAAAACCAACATCCGGCGCGACAAGTGGCCGCGCTGGATGAAGAAGCTGCACGGATACATGACCCGTGTAACTCAAAACCGGGAACTGGAGCCAACCCGTGATGAATACCTTCGTCTGAAAGTGATCATTGAAGGATGTATTGAGAACCTGAAAAATGAGGGACACACACGCCGGGCGTTGATCCACGTATGGCTGGGAGAAGACGATAACCGGATGTCCCTGATAGTAATGCGAAGCAATCTGGTAGTAATATCTTATTTCATCGAATAATGAACAAACGTACACAAATCATGCTGTTCACAGCCTTTTCCCTTGTCATCGGGCCGCTGATCATCCTGGGATTCCTGTTCCGGATCCTTGGAGATCTGCTGGGAATCCTGGGCTGGCTCTGCTGGATGGAACCACGTATGGCGGTTAGGGACTGGAATAAGCTGAAAGATAAAATCAAACTGGCATGGAAAAATTGACAAAAGAAAACAAACTGGGTGAAACGTTCACCTGGAACGGACATACGCTCGAAGTAGCCGAAGTGGAAGATCCGGAATTTTCCTGCTCAGGCTGTTACTTCTGGGAGCACAATAAACTACCTTGTATAGGAAAAGTCGTCTGTACAGACGATTCGAGACAAGATCATAGAAACGTAATATTTAAAGAAATTAAAACAGAAAAATTATGATGCACAATTGGTTTACATGCAAAATCCGTTTCGAAAAGACATTGGAAAACGGAATGAATAAGAAAGTAACTGAACTTTATCTGGTAGACGCGCTCAGCTTCACCGAAGCCGAAAGCCGTATCATCGAAGAAATGACACCTTTTATCAATGGTGAGTTCGAGGTGGCTGGAGTTGCAAAAGCGAATTACAATGAACTGTTCCCGTCCGAAGAAGGAGCAGCCGACCGCTGGTTCAAATGTAAACTCTGGTTTATTACACTGGATGAAAAGACCGGAGCAGAAAAGCGTACAGTATTCAACGTACTTGTACAAGCTTCCGACCTTCGTGATGCCATCAAGAAGCTGGACGAAGGCATGAAAGGCACTTTGGCAGACTATGTGATAGCTTCCGTATCGGAAACCGCCATTATGGACGTTTACCCCTACGAAGCAGAACCCGATGTGAAACCTGAATTTAATGATGCAGACAGAAGATGAAAACAGAAAAGACTTATATTCATCGCCGTGTATGCCTTTGCCGCCAGTGCGGAGGAACCGGCTCAGTAACCGTATTCGCAGAGAAAGACGTGCGCCGGGAATATCCCCAGCAGAAAGTGTGTCCGCAATGCCAGGGCAGCGGACGGATCTGGTTGAGTGGCCAGGTTGTTAAAAACATAGAACCCTATGCAGAACCAGAACCTTAATCTGTTCAGACCTCGCAGAGTGGCGGCCAAAGTCCATTACAGCGCAATCAATCAGTTTATGTTTGTATGGATCAAGCACAGCCGCCCATGCGACTTGTCAGTAAAGCGTTCGAAGCAGAACCCAGAATACCTGGGCATCTGCTTCGATGTGGAAAACAACGACACAATTGATATGATGTGTGATTTAAGAACAAGTCTGAAAATTGAGATTATTGATTTATGACGGAAAGAAGAAAAGACGCAGAAATACTAACTGAAAAGGTTGATGAACTTATCAAATTAAGAGACGATTCGACAAGGAGTATATCCATTGAAATAAATCGTCTATTAGAAGAGCGTAAAAAAATGATAGAACCTTTTCAGAAAAAGATTGAGGAACTGAAAGACGAATATCTGGACAAATATCTTAAAGACAGTAGCGACAATCCTGTTCGGGTGGGAGACGTAATAGCGAAAAATTCAGTAAAATACAAGGTATTAGACAGGTATCAACAGAAGTTCTTCAGTTATTTGGGTAATCCAAGAGTTGAAGTAAAGAAGTATAATAAAGATGGAGAACTTAAAGGAGTTATCATCTCATTATATTCTGAAGATTTAAAGAATTACACTAAAGTTTATTGATATATGCAAACATTCGATATTCATACCAGAGGTCACGATTGGGAAAAACAAAATCTGACAACTCAAGGAGTTAAGAAAATGTACGATGTGTATAAATGTAGAAAATGCGGTATCACAGGAAAGTCTTACAGATTAGGTACAATTTCTATCAAAGAATCTGATGTTAAGAAGATGCAGAAGTGTAGCCCAAAGCAGACAAACACATTCAAGCGAATTATGGTTACAGACTGTAAGGCTTTTGGCGATCAGTTTGCGAATATTACACCAGGCAGCAAGCATGACATAGTTCCACCGCCAATAGGTCAAAATAACAAGCGTGGTGAATGGGTGATGGGTGTCGGTGAGCCGGTGTTATTATTGGCAGGAGAATTTGTTTATTTAAACGATGATTGATTATGAGCGAAAAAGATTTAAACTACATCATCAAATGCTTTTACAATGAAAAAACAGAAAAGACTTATAGAAGGCTTTCACATGCAAAGAAAAGTTCAAAGAATCCGTATGTATATCGCGCATGGATGCAAGATGGTAAGATATTAGACAAAGAAGCCATATATGCCTATGGACAAAGCGTTGCAACCATAAAAAGAGCCGATGAAGAAATTTACAAAAGATTGATTAAGTGACAGAACAATCCCCGGCACCGAAAACCGATGCCGGGGATTGCTGTCTGTGTATGGTATCATTCTCCCGGTTCACCCAGGAACTCTACGAAGGCGGCATGTTGCAGGGGAGTCAGTGCGCGCTGTCCTTTCTGGTAGTGCAGTTCGGTCAGACGCTGCTGAAGTTCAGAGTTGAGATTTACCCAGCGGCGAAGTTGGGAAACGGCACTTCGCGGGGTGCTGTGAGGAAAATAGAGCAGGGCCAGATCGGTCAGGTAAATGGCATTCATGGGTCGCTTGTGTTGTTTTTAAGAGTTAATGAATCGACTATAAAGTTACTAAATTCAAATGAAAAAACTACCCCGTAGTAAATTATTAATTACCGCAGGGTAGTTGGATCACTACCTGGCAGTAATGTCGCAGTCACTGCCGGGTAGTCGGTGATCAGGCTCCCAGACCGCCTTCTTCCTCTTCCGCAGCCGGAGCATTCAGCGGCTTCACTTTGTGAAACGTCAGGTTGTCAAGGCTGAGCTGACCGCGAAGACCGATACCGGGACGGAACTGAAGCGATACCTTCCGGATGTTGGCGGTGCTGAATTCTTCTTCAGCTTCTGCGCCATCGCTGGAGATTTGCGCCTGGAAGCTGCCCAGATTTTCCAGTTTCACAATTTCACCCTTGGAAATATGCTTGTTGATCTGTTTCACCAGGGCACGGATCACGTTCAGCACGTCTCCGTCGGTGAGGGTAGTGGAGTACGAGATTTCTTCGGCCAGTTCGTTGATGTCAACGCTTCCGGATGCCTGTGCCTTCGCATAATACTTTGCCGGTGCCCCCTTGTCATTGGGGTTTTTCATCTGTGCAATGCTGTAATTGATAGCCATAGTCAGTAATGTTTTTGAGGGTTGATAAATCAGTTGTTTCTGTCATGACGCTGTAAAATTACGGCAGGCAGCGGCAGTCCTGTCGTCCAAAGTGCCGGAAGAGGTGATTCAAGGCATAAAGTGTTGATTTTTGTGCGGTTTTTTGTATCTTTGCGGAAAGGATAAAGGCTTAAAAGAATGAAAGGTAACCGTCAGAAAATAGTGGGAATGAGTTATGCCTTCCGCGTGCAGGACATTGTGCGCATTTATGATGAGCATGCACGGAGCGGACTGTCCAACCGGGAAATCCTTCGTCGTTACATCTGGCCGAAATACCGCATCTGTGAAAAGACTTTCTACAATATCATCAACGCCAGCGCCGATCCGCGCGTAACGGAGCGCATCGCCCAGGCGGAACGGCAGCTGACGCTTTTCGGTTAAAAGGTCTGTGTGGCCTGGCAGGTGAAATCGCTGATGTCTTCCACCAGTTCCTCGTGGTTGTGGTTGGTGCTGCTGCCCGTTCGGCGGGTCATACAGACAGATTCATTTCGGACAGATAGGAAGAAGTTGAACAGGTGCGCGTCAATCTTGTCCAACAGATCAAAGCGTTCCAGTGATTCTTCCTGAAACACGCTTCCATCCCTTGCGCTTCCTTGCCATTTGGTGACCACATGCAACCGGAACGGAACGTCTGCCTGCTGGGTGGTTCCTCCCAGCGTGCGCCACTGCACTGGCCGGAATTCGATAAACACCGCCGGGGTGTCAAACGGCTCTTCCTGTTCGATAAACTCCACTTGCTCGTTCCACAGGTCAATGTGCCGGATCAGCGGCTGTCCGCCGTCGTCTTTCAGTTCTTTTAAAGCTTCGGTCAGGCCGAGATAAAGCATACGTCTCATAGTGTGTCAAAGTTTTTAGCGTTATTGTAAAAGATTTCTTTCAGCAGTTTTTCCAGGTCGGGATGGTTCCCGATGAACTGGCGTTTGGGAATGGTGATTTTGCTTCCGGTTTTTTTCATAGCCATTCTCCGGTAAAATTCGGCTTCCTCTGTAAGGGCACGGTTCCGTTTCGTATTCCGGAGGGTTCCGTCCTTTTTTCGACTGAAACGTTCGGAATAAGTAATTGATATTCCGGCTTTCATCCGCTTGCTGCCTGTAATGGTAATATACTTCCACCAGAAATATTTCTTCATCCTCCGTGTTACAGTGATGGTTCCTCCTTCGTTGTGTATCTGCGCATACGGTTCGGTGCTTTCTATCACCACGCTGTCGCGGCTGGTAATGCGTCCCGTGATACTTCGGCGCAGGTTTCCGGTCTGGACAAGTAGTCCCCGGCTCCTGTCATCGTTAAATTTGCGGCGTGCCCACTTCTCATTGAAGAAGGCTTCCCGCTCAAAGTTCCGGTCGAATTCATCCAAAGCTTCCGTCCGTATGTCCTTCAGTGTTTCTTTTATCAGCTGGTTTACCCGCTGCTGGAGCTCACGGGTTATCTGATTTGATTTTTCAGCCATTACGCATTGTTTTTTAATGAATTAATCGTATCTTTGCAGAAGAGAGAGTGACGCGAAGTACTGGGTTGGATTGCAGATCCTTCACTAAAGGCTTCAGTCGCTCTCTTTTCTTTTTTTCAGCTTCTCCACGATGGAATAAAACTGGCATCTTCCGTCCACCAGTTCCCGGATTACGGCAAATGAATCCTCATCAGCTATGCGGATGCGCAGGTAATGATATTTCATCACCATGGGATTCCCCTTTTCATCCGGACGTTCCAAAACAAACTTGGCATCTTTCAGCAGATTGATCAGATTATAGACTGCTTCATTCTTTGCCCTTACAAATTTGTGAGGCTGGTTCAATGCTTCCTTGATACCGTTTGAGGTGAATTCCACCGGATTCTGTATTCCCTGAACCAGTACGGTTTTTCCGACTAAATTCTCTTTGGCCCACTGACGGACAGCCTTACGCTGTTCCTGTAACCTTTCTTTTCCGGCACGCATTTCCTGAAGCAGCCTGCACGCCCGGCATACCTCATTGTCCGGAATGTCGGCAGCCAGCTTCATCTTGTCAGGGCGTACTTCGCACCGGTTGCATTTGCGCAGGGTGTAGCCATTGTATGCCGGGAAGGTCGTCATTCGTTTGCCGGGATTGAACATGAACATTTCCTGATACTTTCCGGCGGTAGCCTGACTGCCCAGGTTCATGGCTTCCTGCTCGTTGCTCACGGGGTATTTGTCCTTGCGTACCTGCACCACGGTACAGCGGCAATTCCAACCGTTGGGCGGGAAATATTTATCCCAGAACGGACTTTCGATGGGCAGGGTGATGTTATGCAGCATCCGATGGGTACGTCGTACCCGCTTATCGTACATGGTCCGGTACTGGAGGTTATATCGGTCGCCGTCCTGCTCGAATTTCTTCCATCGTGCCGCCATCAGTGCGGATGCCTGGGCGAAGTTGTATTCCGTACGCAGATACTGCACGTTGTAGGTGTCATATACCTTTTGAACATCATTTAGGAACTGATTAAACGGCTTGCGGTTTCCTTCTTCATCCAGCAGGGAGGGGAAAGCCTCGTTCAGTTCGTGGAAGGTCTTGATACCGCTGAACACGTAGTTCGATTCCTTCAGTCGTTGCACCGATATGTCATCCAGAGACACTTCCTTCAGGGCGGTATCTACCGCTCCGTCCAGCACATCGGTATGGGTGCGGATGAAACGCTGCACCTCTTCGGCGGTCAGGCTTTCAGGCGATATTCCCGCCTGCTGATAAAGCCATCCCATGAGCAGCATCCATCCGGCTTCCAGGGTGGGAAACTCCATGGTTTCCTCCGCTTCTTCCGGTGTTTCATCTTCTTCCGCCGCCAGTTTCAGGATGTCGGCGTACCGCTGATGCAGCCCCTTATAATCGTCGGGGCTTAGTCGAAAAAACCGGTTGAGCGAGTATCATCAAGCTCGCTTGAATGATCGAGCGTGAGGTTTTTATCTAAAAAAGGGTGTTCTCCTTCCGGCAATACCAGCTTCTGCTCTTCCTTTCCTGATTTTTGTTGTGCCGTTTTCCTGACTTCCGGAACCGCTACGGAGGATGTGTCCTTCTTCCGTTTCAGCGGGATATTGTATTTGTCGACAAAGTATTTTGGCTCTACTTCATAGTGTTCCAGCAGCAGACGCTCGTAGGCTACCTGCTGTTCAGGGGTATAGTCTACCGATTCATCCCACGCGAAGCGGAAGCCTTTCAGCGGGAATCCGTGACGGATCATGCGGGGGATAAGTTGCCAGTTCACCAGGTCACGGATAAGGTCGGCATCCTTCTGAATCAGGTTTTCCAGCATCTTGCGGTGCACCTCGCTCTGCGAAAGGCTGGCCCCGTCTTCCATGGTCATCGTGACGGTAAGGATTCCTTTCGATATTTCCGAGTTGCAGCGGTCGATACGCTTGTCGTACACATTGAACGCATCGGCACGGGTGCTTTCCTTCAGGTCGACGGTAGTTCCTTCGGGGAACAAGCCGTAAGCGGCTGCTCCCATGTCGCGCAGCATGCGCTCAATGCGGTCGTATTCCTTCGGGTCGCGGCTGGTGGTAGTCGCCACTCGCAGCGGCATACCGAATATTTCTCCGAACATGTCCCAGAACGAGCACATGTTCTTTTTCGGGATCGTCTGCTGGGCGCATTTCAGATACAGGCCCAGATCATGCGTACCGCCTGCCTCGATGCACCAGTCGGTCATTTCACTGTTCCGGTAGTCATAGCCCACCTGCCAGGTGTCGTTCTCGTGGGTGATGATGACACCGTATTCAGGAATGACGTGGGTACGTGGAATCAGGCTGACCCGGTTGTAGGCCATCCGTCCGTCCACTTCCACCACATCGCCCAGTTCGATGAGTGAATGGCCGTAGTAATTGCTTTCCAGTGCCAGCCGCAGGAACTCCTTGAACCAGGGAGCTTCCAGCAGTTCCGTAAGTTCAGGATTCTCCACGCCCTTCGCGTCGCAGAGTTTGAAACTCTTGTTCAATACGAATCCCATGCGCTGCTGCACGCATCCGGTCAGGTGCAGGTCGGCATCCACATCAGTATAAAGATTCAGCAGACGGGTACGGTTTGGGTTGTCTACGTTGATAGCCATCTGCCATGCACGCCGCCAGTCGGCCAGGTCACGCCGTGTCAATGCCTCCGTGAGCAGCTGGAGCTTGACGCTCATTTCCTTGATGCGCCGTCTTTCGGCAGCATTCATCCGGTTGAGATATTCTATTTTCGGTTTCTTTGCCATAGTAGTTACCAGATATAATTGTTACGTTTGTCGGAGCCGTAGCGTATACCGGCGCCGGTTTGTTCTCCTTCTTCGCCCGTGGGTTGCAGTTCGGGCAGGTTCATGACCGCCTTTCCAGCCTGTACCTTCTCCAGATAGGCGATGGCGTTTTCAAACTGTTCCTTCCGGATTTCGTAGCCCATCTTCTGCGGCAGACTGAGCACCATGAAATAGAGTGCCAGGTCGGCCACCAGTCCCACGAGGTCGAGGTTCCTCGCTTCGCCTTCGGCGGTGAAGGCCGTCTGCATGTCATAGCGTCCGTCCAGATAGCTTGCAATCCGGTCCATGGCACGGCGTTCGGCCAGCAGACGGTTGTCGTCCGTAGCCTGCTGGATGATTCTCAGCGCGTCGGCGCTGACCTGTATGTAGTCTTGTTCGGTGATAAACATAATTACCATGAGTTTTTAGGAGGCCGCCTTACACCCAGTCGGGGAGTGAACGAAGCCTCACGGGTTTGTTTCTGTAATTTATAAATTGCCCCCTCACTGGCATCGGGGAAGTCATCGTGTGCCCGGCTTCCCTGTTCGAAAGCCAGTGTCTGGTCGATTCCGGCCCGCATGTCGGGGTCTTCTTTCAGTTTTTCGTTATAAAAGAAGTAACCACGTTCCCACAGCGGGCTAATAGCCTCCACACGGGCGAACTTGTCGGGTTTCTTCCGCTTGTCGGGCATGATGGGAAGCTGGTAGCCCCGTGCGTCACCTTCGCGCTGGAATTCATCGAGAATGGTGTCCTGCATGAAGTTGGCTTCCATATAGATACTGACCGCCGCATCCTCAGGCAGTGACTCGTAGACATCGTAAAGCCAGCGCACCATTTCGCCCACGCTGCACTGACGACAGAAGGCACGCAGCAGATGCAGTTCCCGGTGGGAGGCGGTTTTCAATCCGCGCCTGGGGCGGCCTATCATGGCGGCAGCCTTGTAGTCGTTCTTTCCGGATGATTTCCACGAAGGGTCGATGTAGAGCACTATCTGCTCGTAGTATTTCAGTTTCAGCATCGGCCGCCAGCGTATCCACCGTTCCTGAAACACGGCTCCCTCGGTGATGGGATTATTCATATATTCCTTCTGGAACGAGCGGTAGCCCATGAACTGCTCGCGGTCGCGCAGCTTTTCGATGGTGTAGAACTCCGGCCAGGCAGGATTCCCGTTGCGGTCAATAGCGTTCACTTCGATGGTTTTTACAGTAGGGGTGTCGATGATTTTCTGCAATACGGAGTTTTTGGAAATCAGGTTTCCCACCATGATGAAACGCCCGTCCTTGCCTCCGAAGCAACCGAAAAGGGCTTCCTTTATCCAGTTGGTCATCTCGCGTACACGGGCTTCGCTGCGGCACATTTCATCGTCGTCCAGGTCATCTACCACGATGTAGTCCGGACGCATTTCACGGAAACGTAATCCACGGGGTGACTGACCGCGGCCACGTGAGAAAAAGGCGCACTGATCCCTGGTCACGAATTCGCCTTCCTGCCACATGCCGCTGTTGTACTGTTCGCCAAAGTCCCGGATGATGTACTGGTTGTACTGCAGTTCTGCCTGCAAATCTCCCAGCAGGCCGTCGGCACTGTCTTCACTCTTGCCCACCAGTACCATGACATGCAGCTCATCCCGGAACTTCAGCCAGAGCGGGATGCCGATGTCCAGGTGTACCGACTTGGCATGACCGCGTGGCCACTTACAGACCAGTCGCAGTTCCGGATGGGAGGCGATGTAGCGTGCCGCCTCGTTATGGAATTTCGCATTCGGACACTGGCAATAATGCGAAAGGTAGCGCTGGCAGAAACAGTCGTAATCTCTCAGGGCACGGGCGATGTTCCGCTTGCGTTCCGCTTCGGTTTCCACCCGTTCCTGCGAGGTCATCCGTTCCACCCGCTTGCAGTGTTCCTGCCATCGTTTAAGAGCTTCTTTCTTTTCCTGTTCCGTCATGCTTAGCCTCCTTTCTGGGCGAAGAGTTCATTCAGGTAATCGTTGTGCAGCTGGTTTACGAGCTGGAACAGTTCGTTGGTCAGCTGGGGATACTTCTCACGGTTCGCCGCCAGCCAGTTTTCAAAATCGATCATTGTGTCGATACGGTCTACCACGCTGGCCTTCTTCTCCAGCTTCTCGATGGCGGTGGCCGTCTTGATCAGCTTGTCGCCCAGACTGGCCAGCATATCCTCATTCCCCGGCTCGTTCGCCTTGTCAAGCAGGGAGTTGATGGAAGACAGCAGTTTGTTCACCAGTTCCGGACGGGTAATGTTGCGTGCCGCTTTCATCTCTTTCCAGCCGAGAGTATTGATCCACCGGCTAAGCGTCTGACGGCTCACTTCCACTTTCTGAAGAATCTCTTCCTGTGAAAGTCCGCTCATGTAGAGCACCCGAGCCAGCTCCTGTTTTGTGTCGTTTTTAGCCATGTTTTACCTTGTGTTTAATATTCGTTTAAGGCAAAGTTCATCCATTTTTGGGCTTAGGGAAAAAAGAAGTGCAAGCGTTACAGAAAACAGTGCACAGGTTACGCACTTCCTTGCAACCGTTACACACTTTTTTGCCCGGACGGGAAAGGCAGAGTAAGTTTGCGTCAAACGAACGGAAAAATGGCAAAACGAATCAGAATATCGAACGAAACGCTGAACTGCTACGGCACGTGGATCCGTACCGAAGGCATCGACCTGACGCAGTTTAACCGGAATCCCGTACTGCTCTGGATGCACCAGCGGGGCGTGGTAATAGGAATGATCAAGGACATACGCGTAGCGGATGGAGAAGTGACCGGCGAACCCTGGTTTGATGAGGTACGCGAAGAATCGCGTCTGGCAAAGCAGCAATGGGAAAAGGGCACGCTACGTATGGGTTCGCCCAACTTCGAGATACTGGAAACAAGCGAAGATGCTGCCTTGCTGAAACCCGGACAAACCCGTCCTACCGTGACCCGCTGCAAGCTGATGGAATACAGCATGGTGGACATCGGCGGAAATGACGACAACATCCGGCTCTCTTACGAGGGGCGGGAACTCAGGCTGAATGCAGGAGGCGGATGCGACCTGCCGCTATTAAGGAAAAGCTTAAATGAAAACCAAACATTACAGACAATGAACGAACAACTGAAAACCATCGCCCTGATGCTGGGGCTGGCGGACACCGCCACACTGCAGGAAGTGCAGAAACAGATTAATGTGTTGCTCGGTTACCAGACGGCCAACGCGACGCTGCGTACCGAAAAGGAAAAACTGGAAAAGGAACTGGAGACCTTGCGTCTGTCGGGCATTACCCAGCTGGTAGAAGAAGCCGTAACTTCCGGAAAGATTGAAGCCGGGAAGAAAGCTCACTTTATCGATCTGGGGAAGAAGGTAGGCCAGGAAAGCCTGAAACTGACCTTCGAAGCCATGCACGGCACGGTAAAGCCGTCGATGGTATTGAACCGCGCTACCTCGCAAACGGCAACCGGCGACTGGAAGAAACTGAGTGAAGTTCCGGCAGAGGAACTGAAGCTGATGCGAAAGGACGATCCGCAACAGTATCGCAGACTGTACAAGGCAGAATACGGTGTGGACTGTCCGGAACTTAACTGATTGTTGAACACAAATTAAAACACGAACATGAGAAAAGAAATCGTAAAATTCGTAACCGGCACACTGGTGAATGTGCTGATGAGTATCATTATCCTCTTTCTGCTTGGAGTACCGAATGCAGGATTCTGGGGACTGATTGTGGGCGTAGTGCTTCCGATAGCACTGGGCAAGTTCCTTCCGAAAGGTGCCGCCCTGGAAGGTGTCTATACCGAAGTGTGGACGGGCGAGCTGGTGAAGCAGCTTCGCGGAGGCATGACCGCCTCATTCCTTGACGGCGTGTCCGATTATTCGGCTGCGGTGAACAACGAAGTGGTGCATCTGGTGGATGTGGGCGGTGATCCGGACGTGCTGATCAACAACACGACGTATCCCATTGCCACACAGGAACTGGAGGACGGGGATATCGCACTGGGCCTTGACAAGTTCCAGACCAAGAAAACTGCCGTATCGGACGACCAGCTTTTTGCCATCTCATACGATAAGATGGGAAGCGTGATTGAGCGTCATGGTGATGCCATCACTATCGCCAAATTTAAGAAAGCGGCTCACGCGCTGGCTCCGAACAGCAATACGGCCAAGACTCCGGTTGTGCCTACTTCCGGTGAAGATGACAACGGACGAAAGAAATGTACCCGAAAGGATATTATCGCGCTGAAACGCAAGCTGGATGACTTGCAGATTCCGGCAGCAGGCCGTCGTCTGGTACTCTGCTCGGATCATGTGAACGACCTACTGGAAGACGACCAGAAGTTCCGCGACCAGTATTACAACTACACAACCGGAAAGATTGCCAACATGTACGGCTTCGAAGTATATGAATTTGAGAACTGTCCGTACTTTACCAAGGAAGGAACCAAGGTTCCATTCAAGAACTCGCCTTCGGGCACTGACCATCAGGCATCCTTCTGCTTCTACACCAAGCGTGTGTTCCGTGCACAGGGTAGCACCAAGATGTATTACCGCGATGCACAGACCAACCCGGACTACCAGCAGAACGAAGTGAACTTCCGTCACTACTACATCGTACTGCCGAAGAAGATGGAAGCTCTCGGTGCCATCTACAGTTATGACGGAACGACCGAACAGACTTCCGATCAGGAAGTGGAAGCAGACAAGAACTGGGCTACCGTACGCCGTGAAGCTGAAGCCGCCAAAATGGCCATGGTCCTGTCTGAAGGAAGAGCAAAAGGTGTAAACGGACTGGAAGAAAAGTTGCAGGAAGACCCTGCAGCCGGTGAGGAACTTGAAGCATAAGGAGGACTGAAGGATGAAACACTTTACAATGGGTGAACTTTGTGCCAGTACCACCGCCGACGCTCATGGAATCAAGAATACACCGCCTCTTCAGGAGGCGGGTAATCTGAAAGCCCTGGCCGACAACGTGCTTGACCCGCTCCGCGAATGGTACGGGAAACCGATATCCGTCAACTCCGGGTACCGTTGTCCGCAACTGAACCGGCTGGTAGGAGGTAAGGCAAGCAGCCAGCATCTGAGAGGGGAGGCTGCCGACATTACGGCAGGAAGCAGGGAAGAAAACCGGAAACTCTTTGAGTACATCCGTGAGAATCTGCCTTTCGACCAGCTGATTGATGAAAAAAATTATTCCTGGGTGCATGTGTCTTACAAGCGCGACGGGAATAACCGGAAACAGACACTGAAACTTTAAAGACAAACCGGCCATGAGCGATACAATCAGGGAAATTATACAATGGCTGTTCGCTGGCGGAGGGCTGTTGGCCCTGATTGAGCTATGGCGGACACGCCGGAAAAACAAGGCTGCATCGCAAAAGGACGTGGAGTCATATTTCCAGACCATGTACGAAGCGAACGGTAAAACGATGATCGGCCTTCAGCATAAAATTGACGAATTACAGAACTTAACCATCAGACAGGATGAACGCATATTTAAATTGGAACGCATTACGCGCCGGGCTGCTGTGTGCCGTTATTGGGGCAGTTGTCCTCTCCGTCCAGAGCTGCAAAAGTACAAGCAGTTTACAGGAGAACCGGACAGCCGTCCGAAAGGACAGTCTGACGCAGACCGCAACGAAGGTGACTACTTACGAACCGGTCCCGATGACACAGACGAGTCTGGCACTGGATGCCGACCGCCTCCTGCTTCTTCCTACATTGCCTGAAGGCGTCGGCCTCACTGCGCACGATGGCCGTTTGTCTCTCCGTGCGGAGAGTGACGGAAAAGGTGGTGTGAACATCACAGCGCAGCATGAAGGTGAAGAACGCAAGGTAATCCAGGAAGAGAAAACCACTTCAAACCGTATCCGTGATGAAGCGGAAAGTCAACTGGAGGAATTGAAGGAAACACGCCCTGGAGTGCAGGGATGGCTGACAGGAACAGCCCTGATTCTGCTGGGGATTTTCCTTATCTGGCAACTGATTAAATATTATTTAAGCAAACATTAAAAACGACAAGATTATGGCAGATACAAGCAACGGACTGATGTATGGTGTGGCCGCCGTAAAGTTCAAGGCACCGGAAGGCGAGGAAAAGACGTTGGGCTGGCTGGATCAAAACGGGATGCAGCCGGCAGGAAATGCGCCTACCTTTATAGATGTGAATGCCGCACAGGTAACAGACGGACCGGTAGACAGCATTATGACCAATCCGGGAAGCGATGCATTCACGATGAACCTCATTAAGCTGGATGCGCAAAGCATGGTCGATGTATTCGGTGGAAAGAAAGAAGCGGATGATTCTTATACTCCTCCGGTTAAGTTTGTAGCAAACGGTGTGCTGACAATATCCATGCATTCCGGACACAGCTTCCGCATATTCAATGCCCGTCTGAGCCGTAACGGCTTTCAGAACGGAATCAATATGCAGAATGTGCTGGCTATGGGCATCCGTGTGGACATGCTGAAACCTACAGACGGAAAGGAAAGACGCTATCGTACTTATCCTCCCGGAGTGGAACCTGATACCGCAGACTCAACCGCAGACGCAGCAGGATAAGTATGAAGGCACAGGATATAGAACTGCTGGCAGGCGTATCCCTCAGTGACGGGGGAATCAGCCTGCCGCTTCATACGATACTTCGGAAACGTCCGTTCCGCATTACGATGAAGACACCTACCACACGCAGCCTGATCCGTATCAGCAAGCGTTATCTCCGAATCGGGGTGACTCCGGAAGAATATGATGCATACAATCTGGACCAGCGCATCCGGTTTATCTTCCTGCATGGGAAGGATATCAGCCGGATGGTGGCATACGGAATTGTTCGAGGCCCGGTACTGGGAAGGTTACTAAACCGCCCGGTGGCATGGATGCTTCGGGAACTGATGACGCCCGACGAACTTTCATCCGCCTGGCGACAAATTCTGAACAGTACATCTACCACGTCTTTCGGGATTATTATCGCATCGGCAGCAGCACTGAACAAGATGCAGCCCTTAGCGAGCCGGAACGAGAGCGAAAACGAAACGAGGAGTTAAAGAAGGGACATACGGAACCTTCGCATAGCCTTTTCGGCGTAGTAGGTCAGCTGGCCACGGAAACAGGCTGGAGCATTGACTACATTCTGGACAAAGTGAATGTAGTAACCCTGCAAATGATGATGGCAGACATGCCGCACTGGGTTCCTCCGCAGAAACCGGATATGATGCAACAGATCCGTGAAATGGAGGAACGGGAGAAACAAAGAAACAGTCACAAACAAACAGATAACAAAAACACGACAAAGGGGATGAACCCGATGGATTTCTTCACAAAATACGCAGTAAAAGATTAAGGATATGGCAGTACCTGTACAGCTTGAAATATTCATGAAAGACCTTACCAAAGCCGGACTACAGAGCGTGGGTAAGAATGTGGATGATGTGGAAAATCAGACTCTGCAACTGATATCTGCATTAAGAAAAGTACGTGCTGAACAACAAAAAATAATGCAAGATAATATTCATTCGGGCAAAAATTATTCTCAGGATTTAGCTAGAATACAAGCATTGACAGGAAGAATAAATAGGCTTGAAGTAGGATTGAGAGAGTATAAAAAAGTGCAACAAGATATATCCAATAACCCCGGATATATTGACATCGACACCGAAGCCGTAACCCGTAAGACCAACAATTTGAAAATGCAGTTCAGCCAGGTAGCAAGGGAACTTCCATCTTTGGCCATGGGGCCACAGATGTTTATCCTGGCTATTTCCAATAACCTACCGATGCTGGCGGATGCCATTGCAGATGTACGCAAACAGAACGAGCTTCTGGCCGCATCCGGACAAAAGGGTGTGCCGGTATGGAAACAATTGGCAAAATCCGTGTTTTCCTGGCAAACAGCATTAGTCGCAGCTATTTCTTTAGGGATTGTGTATGGAAAAGATATTATGGACTGGGTAAAGAATTTAGGGAAAGCTAATAAAGAACTTTCAGAAACGCAGAAGTTACAACAAGCTGTAAATACATCCCATCGTGAAGGAGGAAAGGCGGCTTCAGAGGAGTCTGCAAAACTTAAGATTCTCTATACAGCCAGTCAGGATAGTAGTAAATCCATGAAGGAGCGAAATAAGGCCGTAGATGAATTACAAAAGATGTATCCTTCCTATTTCGGTAAACTGACTAATGAAACGATCCTTGCAGGAAAAGCTGCATCTGCCTACGATGATTTGACCAAAGCAATTATCCGCAAGGGACAAGCACAAGCTGCTGAAGATATAGTGGCAGATTATTCAAAGAAGAATTTTGAGCTACAACGAGGAATTAATGCAGATACAAACTGGACAAACAGGAATAAAGATGAATATGGAAAAGCACTGAAAGAACGTGATAAAATGTGGGAAAATTATCGAAAGGTAAACCAAGGAAGCATTATCGTTGACAGTGCAGCGAAAGCATGGATCAGTAATACACCAGAAGGTAAACTGATAGAGGAATATGAGCGCCGTATGTCAAATATCAAGAAGTATACTGATCAGATAGCAAAGAACAATAAAATAATAGAAGGGACAGTAAAACAGATTGACACATCGGCTTATATAGATGATGAGCTAGATGGTAGTTATTCAAAATCTACTAAAGAAAAGACCGACTACGCCTCCCAGCTTGCCGATGCACGTATTCGTGCGCAGCAGACCACGGAGAAACTTCGCATCCAGATCATGCAGGAAGGTATTGCCAAGCGCATGGCACTGGCTAAGCAGGAATATGATAACAGTATTGCCGACATTGACAAGCAGGAACGGGATATGCTTTCTAAAATGGATCAGGCACGAAAGCAGGGTGACAATATCCCACAGAGCCAGTACGAGGAAGTAAAGAATACGGCAAACACCAACCGTATGCTGGCAGAACAGGTGTATAATGAACAGATCTATCAGATTGAGCAGGAATACCGCGACAAGGCTACACAGAGCCTTATCGACTACAATAAACAATACGGTACGTATCAGGAGAAGCGTCTGGCCATCGCGATGGATTACGCGCGGAAGATTGCCGCTGCGGAAACAGAAGGTGAAGCTGACGTATTGACTCGTGAACGTGACGACAAGCTGGCCAGCCTGGACTTCGAGGAAATGAAGAAAGGGATGGACTGGGATAAGATCTTCGGTGACCTGGACCGTGTGTCGACCGATACGCTGGAAAGCCTTCGCAAGAAGCTGAAGGAATACCTGGAAGGAATCGGTGATGACATCAGTCCGGAATCCTTCAAGGAGGTAATGGATGCTTTCAAGGAGATAGACTCCGAGCTGGCCGACCGTTCCCCGTTCGAGGCAATGAAGAAGGGATACGAGGACTACAAGTCCGCCATGGAAGAGGTACGTACTGCTCAGAACCTGCTGCAACAGGCTCAGATGGGTGGAAGTGTCATCGTGGAAGAATATGACGAAACAACTGGAACCCTTACCCGCAAGCTGGTCACACAGGCCGAAGCGGAGGAAAGACTTCGTGCTGCTCAGGATAAACGATACAGTGCCCAGAAGAATCTGACAGAAGCGGCCAATTCTATCGGACAGAAAGGAATGGCAATCGTCAATGCCGGAAACGACATAGTGGATATGTTAGGAAACTTTGGCGTAAAAGTTCCGGAAGCAGTCAGTGAAACATTGAACGGAGTCAGTCAGGTAATGAATGGACTGGAAAGCATTGACCTTACAAATCCATTCTCAGCCATATCCGGTGTAACTAAGGTTCTGACTGGAGTAGGCAATACAATCGCCGGACTGTTTGGCTTCGGCGGTGCAGATTATTCCGGATATGAAAATATGAAATCAAAGTATGAAGGGCTGATTGATATATGGGATACGCTTATCGGAAAGAAGACGGAATACATTGACATCGACTACGGAGCAGAAGCGCAGAAGGCAGCAGAGGAAGCAAAAAAACTGGTAAACGTGCAGATTGAACGGCAGAGGCAGCTGGCCAATATGCTGGCGGGTAGCGGTGCAAGTATCGGATCCCACTCCCTGGGATATCGGGTGAATGACCGGATGTCGTCACAGGACTGGCAGCGATTGTCCGGACTGGTCGGAGAGCAGGTCGGAAGTCTGGGTGATGTACTGGGGCTGGATGCAGGTATTATTGGGAATGTGCTTCAGGATGAGAAGTTTGTTTCCGTACTGACGGATGTAAATTCTGAATTCATCGATTACATACAAAATATCGGCTCTTACGCGGATCAACTGGAAGAAATAGCCTCAAAGGAACAGGAAGCCATTACCGGAATCGGATTTGATGCGTTTAAGGATGGATACTTTGACCTTATATCTGATCTGGAATCTACCAACGAAGACCTGGCAGACAATCTGGAAAAGAATCTCCAGAATGCCTTCTTCCGCTCACTTATTGCGAATAAATACAACAGCCAGATTAAAGCCTTATACGACAACTGGGTAAAATTAGGCGAAGACGGACTGACCAGGGATGAAGTGGATAGTCTGAGGGAACAGAATCAGGCAATGGTGGATCAGATGATAAAAGACCGGGAAGAGCTGATGAATACTTTCGGATGGTCTGCATCCGGATCCGGAAGCAGCCAGTCTCCCAGCAGTGGTGCACTGACCACCATGAGCCAGGACAGCATATCTACCTTTGAAGGAATAGGACGAAACATGCAGACGCATCTGGCCAATACGGACAAGGTTGTGCAGGAAATCCGAAACACGCAGAAGCAGGACAGCCAGACGCTGGCCACCATAGCCGGACACACTGCACATCTTGTGGAAATACACGAGATATTGAGTGATATGAAAATGAACGGAATACAGCTTAAATAATTATCAATTGTCAATTATTAATTATCAATTGAAAGAAATGGACCTTACAGGATACCTTACAATAAACGGAACAGACGTATGGACGGAATACGGTGCCTTCCTGGGCGAGACTGAAGAAGGTGGACACGTGAACATGGATGCCTTGCTTCGCATGCCCAAGGCAAAGGATATTACTACCGTAGACTTCCGGGAACGGAACGGGGTAGAGCTTCCTCAGAACCCAAACGTGAAGCTGGGCAGCATCGAACGTACCTTGCAGTTCTGGCTTCGTGGAAGCTCCGCAGCCGACCGCCTGGACAAATACCAGCGCATGATGACGCTGATTACGTCCGGAATGCTTACGATAAATGTAAAGAATTACCGGACTTACAATATGGTGTATCAGGACATGCCGGCAGAACCGGACTGGTACGGAAGCTACGAAAGAGACCGGTTTTATGTGCTGTTTTCCGTCAAGTTTCTGGAACCGCAGCCATCCGTTTAGGAATTAATTAAATACAGATTAAATGACGATAAAATGGAACTGAAAATATACGATAAAGCCAACAACCTTCGACTGACGGCCAGTCCGAACTCTTCTTCTACCGTCACGGAGGAGATAGGAGGAGAGTGCAGTGTATCTGCATCCTTCACCCATACCGCATACGTTCCGCTGGATGTGGATGACTATATCGATCTGGAAGGTGTGCGTTATAAAATAAAATGCCAGTACCGCCCCAAGCAGAAAAATACACAAACCTATGAATACTCGGTTAAGTTCTACGCCCCTATACATGATGCAGAAGATGTGCTGATGCTGTTTTCTGAAGGAGATACCACATCTGAATTTTATTATGACGGCGGTCCGCGGGAACATCTACAGCTATGGGTAGAGAATATGAACCGTCTGGCCGGAAAAGACGTATGGAGTATCGGAACTGTTATATCGGCTGAAAACAAAAATATAGAATATAAAAACTTGAATTGTTGGGATGCTGCTTTCTCCAGCAATGGTATAGCTGCCACATTTGAAACAGAAATGTGGGCAGACGGATTCGTCATAAATCTTTGCAAAGCTTCGCATGGCGAACGCCAGGAACTGGGCTATATGCAAGGACTCACTAACCTTTCGCAGGAAGATAACGGCGAAGTGAAATTCTTTACCCGCCTGTTTCCGTTAGGATCTACACGAAATATCGATGCAAGTAAGTACGGATATTCCCGGTTGCAGTTACCCAGCCGTGCCAAGTATGTAGACAAAAATGTAAACTTATATGGCGTTAAGGAAGAGACAGAAGAAGCTGCTTTCTCGGCAATTTATCCGAAATACGTTGGAACCATATCTTCCATACGAACTGAAGAAAAAGAGAATGAAAACGGACGCAAATACACGGTGTACTACATCAAGGATGAAGGGATGAACTGGAATCCGAAAGACTACGAGATTCCGGATCTGGATTACATGCTACAGTTCCAGACAGGAGAACTGGCAGGTCGGGGAACTAACGGTTCCTTCCAGGCAGCGTGGCATGAGGATACTAAAGAATGGGAAATCATCAATGTATATCCGGATGAAACAACACAGATCCCAGGTGGTGTAATTGTCCCGAATCCAGGTGATCAGTACATTCCCTGGAACTTCGCCATGCCGCAGGAATACATCACTGCGGCAGAACAGGAATACAAGCAAGCTGTGAATGACTTTCTGAATACTTACAGCTTTGACCCAAACAAATATAACGGAACCACCGACCGGAATTATATCGAGAAGAACGGCACACCACTCCGCATAGGGTGGAATGTGCGTTTACTGTCAGAACAGTATTTCGGCAGCACCGGAGGATACAAGGATACACGTATCATCAAGGTGCAACGCAAGTTGAATGATCTGTGCCAGGCTACGATCACCTGTTCGGATGAGGTTGGTACCGGATGGAAGTCGTCTGTGGATAACCGGCTGAATAATTTGCAGTATGTATTATCTCAAAAGCAAGAGCAGGAAGTTATCGACATTATCAAAACAACGGATAACAAGACCCCGTCAGACTATAATGTATTTTCTGCCCTGAAAGCAATAGGCATGTTTTTGAGGAAAGATGTGGCAGAGCAGGTAAAATATGTAATGACATTTTTGAAAGGTATTGTTGTAAAAGGAACAGCAAAATTCGGTAATTTCATTACAGGTGTTTCTGGTGGTATGATAGACGAAGCAGGGAATATGGAAATGGAATCAGGCTATTTTCGTAAACGATTATTTGTTCCGGAAATAGCTTATAATCGCATTACATATTTCAAAGGACGTGCTGTTATATCTCCCGGGGGCGGTTGCAAAGTAAAGTCATATATAAAGAATGATGATGGAAGTTTTACGGTTATACCAGACTTGACAGAAGCGGACGGACTGAGCCAGTTTGTTGATGACATTCTGTCTGCTTTCTTTACAACAAAAAATGAAGAAGGAAAACTTACTGGTTTTGCGCAAATGCAGTTTCGCGTGACAGAAGCCGACTATGATGCAAAAACATTCAAAATGGTAAATCGTCCCGGGAACAACTACGAACCGGGTGAGGAAATGATACTGGCACAAACGGGGAACTTTACAGACCTAGACCGTCAAACATACATTCTGTTTGATACTCTGAACGGGAACAATTGTATTACTTTCTTTGATAACGCCAATACCTGGGACCCGGAACCGGCACAGATGAAAAGCTGGCTGGGGAAAAAGAAAGGAATGAAAGTACAGGGATTTGACTGTGACAACTATTCGGCTGTACTACAAAATATCCTGATGACCGGTCTTATATTCCAGACGGATACCATTACCGGTCAGCCGATTCGGGTTCCTCTTGACAAGGGGGCATGGGAGGCTGGGCCACATGCTTATTTTGATAGAGTATCCCATAATGGTTCATTATGGCTATGCATCAACCCGGAAGGTACAGAGTCAGAACCTGCTGATAATAATCCGGATTGGCTGAAGCAGGTTGCAGAAGGTCAGCGTGGCCTTCAAGGACTTCAGGGTGAAAAGGGCGAACAGGGTATCCCGGGGCCAAAAGGTGAAACCGGGGCTACAGGAGCAGCTGGTAAAACCTCTTATTTCCATATTAAATATTCTAATGACGGGGGTAAGACCTTTACTGGTAATAATGGCGAGGATGTAGGAGACTGGATGGGTACATATGTCGATTTTACACAATCCGACAGTGGCAGTGTTTCTGCATATAAATGGATGAAAACAAAAGGTGCACAGGGTGCAAAAGGTGACCAGGGTATTCCGGGAACAAACGGGACGAATGGGCAGACATCTTATTTGCACATCGCTTATGCCAACTCTGCAGATGGTTCTTCGGGCTTCAGTACCAGCGATTCAACCAATAAACTCTATATCGGCCAATATACAGATTTTACACAGGCAGATAGTAACGATTACAAGAAGTATTCCTGGAGTAGAATCAAGGGTGACAAGGGAGACAAGGGTGATAAAGGAGACACGGGACCTCAGGGCGCCAAAGGGGATAAAGGTGATACGGGGCCTACCGGCTCTCAAGGCATTCCCGGTACATCATCATATTTCCATGTAAAGTATTCGGCAAACTCAAATGGTAATCCGATGAGTGATACTCCGAACACCTATATAGGTACGGCTGTAACACAAAGTTCCACAGCACCTACATCTTACACTTCCTACAAATGGGCAAGATTTCAGGGTGCACAAGGGCCTAAGGGTGATCAGGGTATTCAAGGACCTGCGGGAGCCAATGGTAAAACTTCTTATCTGCACATTAAATATTCCAATGATGGCGGCAAGAGCTTTACAGCCAACAACGGAGAAACTCCCGGTGCTTATATCGGACAGTATGTAGATTTTACACAGGCTGATAGCAGCAGTGTTTCTTCTTACACATGGACTAAGGTTAAGGGAGATAAAGGTGACAAAGGAGATACCGGATCTGCCGGTGTAGGCGTTAAATCGGTAGATGTTCTGTATTATATGTCCACATCAGCAACTTCATTGTCAGGTGGTAGCTGGCAGACAACTTCCCCGGAATGGGTTAACGGCAAATACATGTGGTCGAAGACAAAAGTCACTTATACGGATGAAACGACAAAGGAAACAGCTCCCGTATGTATAACCGGAGCGAAGGGTAATACAGGAGCAACCGGCAATACAGGTGCAGCAGGCAAAGGAGTGAAATCGATTGTTGAAGAATATTATCTGTCTGCTTCTTCGTCCTCGACAACAGGAGGAAGCTGGTCAACAACAGTTCCGGCATGGCAAAATGGGAAATACATGTGGACACGTTCCGTTATCACTTATACGGATAACTCCAAAACCACAACAAACGCAGTATGTGTGAGCGGTTCCAAAGGTGACAAGGGAGATAAGGGGAATACCGGTGCAACAGGTCCGCAGGGGCCTCAAGGTCCCCAAGGTCCTCAAGGTACACCCGGACAGAATGGTACTCCCGGTGCCAGCTTTATCCCATGCGGAGCATGGATTTCAGGCAATGTTCCTTACAAGAAAAACTCAGCGGTAGATTTTGCTGAAAATGCTTTTGTAGCACTGCGTGATACCAGTGCACCACCGTATGCCATTGCTAAATACAATAATGGTAATTATGTCCGTACACCACAGGGATATCTTTTGGCTGGAACTCCATCAACAAACACACTGCATCCCGACTGGCAGCGACTCACTAATATTGAGCCACCGACATTATACTGGTTGGATAGTTCATGCAGTTCAATAGCTTATACATCGACTGGCAGTATGTCTCCGTCAGCTTTTACCGTCAGTTGTAAGAAAAACCGTAACGGAGTTGTTGGTAAGTGTGCCGAACTGTGGTTGGTTGCAAGAAAATATGACGGTTCCTGGCGCTCTCATGCCGGTCCGGTGCAGTCGGCTTCCATCTCTGTTCCGGCGGCTTCCGGCTGCACACAGTTTGCAGTCCGTGCTTATTGGTCATCCTCGGAAGCTAATGCCTGGTCAGACAATTATGTGGCAGAAATAGGAATCGGAGTAGCGGAAGCTGGTGCTACCGGGGCTACGGGAGCTTTCCCACGTGATCGTGGCCCATGGCGTTCGGGAGAATCATACGAGTGGAGTGCAGACTATCGTGACAAGGTAATACATCCTTTTAACGGGGTTTATTATAACTTCCTTGTTCGTACTCAAGGCTCGACGGTTACGGATGCGCCGACATCAGCTAACGGCGATGATAACTGGGAAGCAATGAACAAGCTGGTGAATATTGCCACCGATACATTGTTTTCTGACGGAGCCAATGTCGCAGGGTTTATGTTTAGTGGTGGTGTGATGAAATCACAACAGTCAACAAATGGAGTTGCAAACATGATCCTGAATGGGAATACCGGGTATTTCCATTGTGTCAATGCCGAGATTACAGGTAAATTTATAGGTAATATATCCGCAGACTCCGGAACTATCGGAGGATTCTCAATCGGTGCAAAGAGTCTGAGTAATCTGGCTGCAGATGTGTCTCTCAGCATTGGTAACTATAACAACAGTTCAACCAAATTATTTTCAGTTAACCGGGGGACAAGTGCAATGCTTCAGGTACGACACGATAGTGGAATATGTATCAGTGCTGAAACTTACGGTTCATCTGATTCTATTGCGATCAAGGCACTCTGTAATGCATCCGGATATGGGCAGGCTATTCAGGCCTATGGAAATGTCTCGCTTTTGGCTAGAAGTACGGAAAAAACCAGAATTAATGGTGTTGTTGTCAACACACGACGAATAACATCATCTGCAACCATCAATGCGAACGATGACTTTCTCATTTTTGGGAACTCTGGGAATATAACTGTGACCATGCCGAGTACATCTGCGTCACCGGCTGGGAAGATTCTCTACATGAAGAGAGTTTCCGGTAAAGGAGCTATAACCTTATCCGGTTCATTCCGCAATCCCAATAATTCCGGAGGTGCAAGCTCTCTGGTTATAAATGATGATGTATCCAGATTTTTTGTACGGGATGATCAGGGATATTGGGTTCAATATACCTGTGGTTAATCATAATTTTTAATATCAGCTATATGAAGAAAGTAAACTTTAAAAAAATGCGATTCTGGTCTGGTATCGACCATACTCAAAAGCTGGAACAGGATGTTCGGCTTGACTTGGCCAATCTGATATATCGGTATGGTGATATACGAGGGATGGATTTAGCCCTTCGTATTTACCATTCTGATGGAGATATAGAACTTTCAGATGATGAGTTCACATATTTACAGAGTTTTGTATCTGGACATTGCTCTCCTCAGATGGTAGAAGCTATGCAGGAATTATAAAATATCATTTAATAACCATTTAAAAAAATACAATTATGGCAGATCAATTCGAAAACCAGTTACCACAGAAAAGTGACGCAAAATGGGTACGTGCATTAGATGCTTCCGGCAACCCAATTTTAATCAGCAAAGAAGACCTCGCATCAGTTGTGGGAGGACTAATCGGTGTTTCTAATTCAGAAAATAATGGTTTGATGCCAGCAGGCTTATTTATTAAGCAT